ATTACAAGTACTGCAGCCGCCATAGCAACAATGCCAACAATTCCAGCAAATGATGCTGCTCCAACAAGACTGAGTACAGCTAATGCTCCAGCAAACACAAATATAGCTTCACATAAAGAATCCGTAGCCGTTGCTAAACTAGCCGGGTCACACTGTGCCAGTTGGTTCATAGAATATGCAAGTACTCCGACGGCAACCGCCATTAATCCAATACCAACAAGTCCTTCTACTGTCATATTTCCAGCGGTTAACGCAATCACAGCAAAAGCAGCAGCGAATACAAATATGGCCGTAGTCAAAGCAGTCATAGATCCAGAAAGTTCATCCATTCCACATTTGGAAAGAATAAACATTGCCGCGGACAAAGCAACGACCGCGCCGATCATTAATCCAATTCCAACAAGGCCAGTTGTTGTCAATGTTTCTGAAGAAGCATTGATCATCGAAAGACCCAAAGAAAATATCAGTAATGACTGACAAAGAGCATTTACAGAGGTTTCTATTTCGTCGCTTTTGATTGTAGAAAGGATCCAAAGGGCCGCAGCTATAGCAACAACCGCTACAATCATAGCTATTATTTCAGGAACCGCATCGGACATACCCTTAGACGTCTCATTTATCATGGATACTGCTATGCCAAGCCAAATAAGAACTGTCGAAAGCGCACTTACGCATCCTTCAATTTTATCAGTTGGTATAAAACTAATAATCCATAATGCTGCTGCAATTGCGACTATGGCCGCAGCTAATCCGAGAAGAGTAAGCCCGCAAGAAACGGCATTTTTCGAAAAATGGTTGATCGCAGATAGAACGATAACCAGAACACCTAAAGTGGCAACGCACTTAAGCAACCCGACAAGCATAGTATCGAATGGGATTGTATAATAAAGCCAAATAACAGCATACATAACCAATAATGCTAATGCAATACTGATAATTCCAACAGCACTCTTCTTAGCACCCTTAGAAGACCAATTTATAACAGCAATTGCTCCGCATACTGCGGCAAGAGTAAGCGCCGTAGCAAGCCCACCTTGCTTTAATTTATCGGCATCCATGTTTCCAAAAGCTTCAACTACTTTTTGCAAAATATAAACAGAGCCAGCTAACGCCAATATGGTTAAGGCAGTTTCAGCAGTCGTTTTCGATCCAGTTTTACCAAAAGATTTATTAATCAACCATATGGATCCAATAAGAGCCAATAAAGTAATAATTACAGATCCAACTCCAGAAGCAAATTGAGCTGGAGTAAGTTTAGAAAATGCTTCTATCGCTTTTTCCAAAATATAAACGGATGCAGCAAGAGCAAATATAGAAATTACAGCATTATTAAGATCTCCGCTTTTAGACTTAATAATTCTAATAGCAACGGCTAAGCCAAGAATTACTCCGACAGTTGCTTCAAGACTATGCTGGATTTCGTCTCCAGTAAAATCTTTAAATTTGTTCATTGCAAAGTATAGAATACCTACAGCAATGCTCAAACCGATTAAAGCGAGACCCATTCCCTTAAGCGTATTTGGATTTATTTTTGACATAAACTTAGATGCAATAACCAATGCTCCAAGACCAGCAGCAAGAGCTATTGCTGCTTTCTTAAGATCTTCTGCTGGTATAAACGATACCAAGAATAATGAACCGGCAAGAATAGCAACTGCAATGGCAATCTTCTTAATTGCATCGGCCTTTAAATCTTCCTGCCAGGCTTTAACCGCTCCTTCAATTCCAAGAAAATGAGCGACATCAAAGTTCTTAAATCCTTCTGCGGCTTTGCTCAAGCCACGAATTAAATCACTAACTCCTCCAGCAACGTCGCCTACATTTTTTATAAAATATGAGATGCTGCCAAATAAACTTCCTATTTGAAGCCCCATGTAAACAACGGTCATTCCTTTTGCGAATTCATAAATTTCGTCGGCATACCCCTTGCAATCGTCTAAGAATCCTCCGATAGCATTGGAAATATTAGTAAACGACTGCTGAATCGCATCAGATATAAACGAAAGAAAATCAGAAAATGCTTGAAGAGCATCCTGTATTAAATTAGTTCCACCATTTACTGAATCGGCACTATTGCTATTTATTTCAGAAGCATATGCCGTGGTTGGCCCGAATATACTGCTAAATATATCACCAATCGTCCCACCAAGATTTGTAAAGTATTCTATGACTGGATCAATCATAGCTTTAAACATATCAAGAATACTACTACCATTTGGAAATTCTAATCCAGTAACAAACGAAACGAGATTATCCCATCCGTTCGTTATTGTTGAAATTAAATCTCCGAAAGGATCCTCACTGATATGCAAATTAGAAATATAATCTGCAATAAAATTAGCAATTGCTTCCAGAATATTTGAAAATATAGGGCCCAGCTTATCTGCTATAGCAGATAGTTTATCCACTGCAGGAGTTATAAATTTTATAAGATTTTCCAAAGCACCCAGTAAAAGATTTACAAAATCTCCAACCGGATCTCCTGGAATATTAATTTTCTTTATAAACTTAGAAAATGCTGTTCCGATAATATCGAGACATTTGCTAATAGTACTATACGCTCCAGAAAGAAACTTACTTAACGGCTCCAAAATTGGCTGAAGATCATCAAGTAATGTGTTTCCACTAGGCATTTTGATTGAAGAAAAGAAGTCACTAATAGCAGTCTTTAAATTATTAAACCAGTCTATTAAATTACTAATTATATCATTTCCTGGTCTAAGAGAATCAAAGAATGAAATCATAAATCCAGTAACAGTGTAAAGAACATCACTAACTGGTTTAAGAAACTCTGCCATCTGACTGACAAAAGAATTAAAATCATCCATCGGAGGAAGAGAATTATCTAATGCTGTTATCCATGATCCTATCGATCCGGTAATAGAAGAAATTACTTCAATCATTCTTCCAATTGCTGGAATGGCAAAAGTTTTAAATAAAGTAACAATTCCTTCGAATGCTTTCTTAACTATATCAACTACTGAAAACAACCCAGAAAACGTATCTTTTAAATTATCAAAAAATGTAATGGTTTTCTTAGTTGTTCCATTTACATTGTCTTCCGAATTATTTAAATCTTCGGTACTATCAGAAGCGGTTTCGGCTGCTTCGGCAACATTCTCAACAGAAGTAGTTGCTGTGTCAGTAACAACTGTTACTTCTCCAACAGTTCCAGTTAAACTATCCAAACCTTCGTCAAGATTATTAAAATCGTAGTAGCAATGATTTACTGCATCCTGTATTTGCTGATAACTATCTCCAAGAGCCGCTACTCGATCTGCTCCGTTTCCATAATCTCCACGAACTACGGCTCTCGCTAAATCTTGAAGTGACCCAGTAACTCCGTTATATGCTGTTTGGACAGTCTCTGCAGCTTCGACTACAGGTTCAGCAGCGCTAGTTACCGCGCTAGTCGTATCTTCAACAGCTTTTTTAGAATCATTAAATGCAGAAACCAGATCGACACCGAAAATATCTCCCAAAGTCTGAAGAGTATCAATTGGCTTTGGTAGCATGTCTGTTAGATTCTTAAATTCTTCGGTTATGCCTTCTATTGTATCAATAAGAGAAACTGGAAATATAGAATTCCATGCCGCAGAAATAGAACCATTAACTCCGATTATAAAATCTACAATATTTTTAAAACTTTGATATATGTTAGAAAGAGCTTTTTCAAGAGTAGAATTTAAAAGTGTTTTTCCATTTTGCTGCACATTATATAAATTAGTAATAAGAGTAGAAATAATCAAAGATATAGCATGAAAACCAACAGTAAAGTCATCGACCATTGGTTTAAGTAGACCACCCTGAAGACTAGCTTTTATTGCATTTAAAAATTCTCGATAATTATTTGCTAAAGTAATTAAGTTAGCAAACCATCTACCCTGAAGTTGTCCATAAACATTGACATCTCCAGTAGTATTTTTTATAATCTCATCTACGCCCTTCATGCTAGTTGTATAATCATCCGAGCTGATCATTATCTGCTCAAACATAGCTCCTATTTTTGAAAGAGCCGATCCGACGTTAGACATAGCGCCAGTAAATGTTTTGTTTGCATCTTTTGCGTGAGCACCGAATGCCTGATCCATTGCGGTAGAAAATGTGGCAAAGTCAATCTCTCCTTTAGAAACCATATTTCGGACAGTTGCTTCATCGGTTCCTAAATAATCAGCCAATGTCGATGCTGCGTTGATACCCCTACTTGAAATCTCCAAAAGCTGATCGCCCATAAGGCGACCATTACCAGCAACCTGAATAAATATCCGCGATATGTCTTCATAACTAGAACCGGTCATTGCTGCAACGCCAGAAATACCCCTTAAGGCATTCTTCATACTTTGCCCAGCTTCTATGCCAGAAGCTGAAAGCTGACCTGCCGCGCTTGCGGCTGCATCAAGACCATATGCCGTACCATCAACAGCATACTGCATGTCATCGTTTAATTCGCTCCAACTTTTCTTTAAACCAGTTATCTGAAACTCTGCTTTTTCAAGATTTGTTGCTCGGCGCCAGCCTCCAGAAACAATTGGACTAATAACTTTATTAGTAATTGTTGCCCCAAGGCTCATTAACGATGTGGTTAACTGCTGAACAATCGTCATTCCTACAATTCCCATAGTCGAGAATCTATTCGAAAGACTATCCATCGCAGCGCTAATTGTTTCTAGTGAAGCAGCACTAGACTGAGCAGCAGTATCGAGACCTTTAAAAGCAGTCGTTGCCTGGGTATTTTCGTCAAGAGATTTTCTTAAAGATTCAAGCGAAGACATAGTGGTTTTAACGCCGTTTTCAAACTGGGCATTATCAAACCGCATCTCAACTACACGTTCATCAACAGAACTCATGATTCCTGTACCTCCTTCCAGGCAGCGTTAGCCATTTCATCAAATATAGGACGCATTGCTGGATTAATATAATCTCTTCCAGCAACGTACCCACCGGTTCCTGTTCCATGTCCGTATTGTAAAATTATAGCAATGTTTACACCCTCATGAATATTGCTATTTGTAAAATATATAGAAGCATGATCTGATTCAATATCGATATTATATGACCAAGAATTAGCGGTAAGTCCAGTATCAACAGGAGTGGAGCTTCTTAACGCCGAAACTCCTTGCTCACCAAATTTATTTAAAACACCGAGATATTTTTTCATTCTCATGCTTTCTAAAAATTTAGATAAATTATCAAAATTTCCGCTATTCTTAAACGATATCAAATAGATCACCCCCGAGAATGCATCTTAGCTCGGCGTGCTGCATTTAATGATCTATTGCTAGCAGCCGTTTCCCCCTTACTCATTTTCTTTTGCTTTTCTTGCTTTATAGCACAAATATGAATAAGTGTAAGTAATCGATTAATATGCCATTTCTGACATTCAAAAGGTATTGCATATACAGTCATCCAATAATATATAAGTTCGGAAGTTATTACTTCTCTATTTGGACGATGCTCCTCATTTGAGAACCATGTTGCAGTCATAGGATCTTGTATATAATCTTGTATTTTTTTTAATATCTCTCCAGATTGAGCAATTGCAATATAAACCTCATCTGGAACATTTTTAGTTATTGTCATACACTTTATGTAATCCAAATATGGATCCGCACTCTCTCCAGAACCATTAAAATCTTTATTATTAAGAAATGGCTTATGCCATTTTGATTCCCATTTAGAGATCGAGACGAGGGAATGCTCCAGAACCAGAGTCTGCTCTTTTGTCTCTATAAATAGATTGCGGGTTCCATCATAACCCTCATAGCTAGGAACTGTGATCTGAAGCATTCCCACATCACCTCATTTACTAGTTCTGGTGCATAGCGATAACGTTCTTTGGATCGTCAGGGCTAAGAGCAGCATTGGTATTACTATCAACCTTAGGAACGATTCCATTCACGAAAGCCGTAGCTGCATCGGAATCAGTGGCGAGGTTGATAAAAAGATCCGAATAAGCCTCAGTCTGGCTAAACGCTTCAGAAATTTCCTTAGACTTAATGAATCGCTTACCATCGTCTGACTTAACACCATAAGCCTTGAGAAGAAGCTCCTTAAAAACTGCAACAATCGCAGCAGTGTCTCGACTGTTGACAATTCGATTAAGATAGTTCTCAAGGCCACCGTCCTGAGTAAGTTCCATCTCAGCAAGCTCAGCCTTAGAGAGATTGAAATAGAAATCCTCAGTACGAGAAACACCATTGTAGTCCGTATAGGTCATAGTCTTCTTGAGCATAATGCTCTCCTTTCAACATAGTATTAAAACCTTGTAAGTAAAAATTACTTACCCTTTCCACCCTTCTTGCAACCGCCACACTTCTTAGAAAGAATCATGATAACACCCCCTAAAAGTTAGCGATAAATATCATTCAAATTACAATTTACGCAGCCTTCATAAGAGCGATGACCTCGTCAGGAAGAGGAAGCCTAGCTGCAGCAGTAGCGGAACCATAAAGAATGTCCTCAAGAGCCTTGAGCTTAGTAGGATCGGCCTTAGTACTATCGATAGTCAGGCACGAAGTCGGCTTGAAACCAGCGACAGCAATCTTATCGGTAGAGAACTCCCAAGAGAACGAGATTGCATCGGGAGAATCGTTAATAGTCGCATACGAACGCTCAGAAGGAGATGCGGTCGCGTTATAAACCAGGTGAAGCTTGTACCCATACTCGTTAAGCGAAGTATCATTACCAAGAACAGTACGATAAGACAGGCCAAACTTCTTACGAGCCTGCTGACCGATCACGACGCCCTTAGCAATCGTGGCACTGCCATCGCAAACAGCAAACTCATCGGGGTACGTATATGCCTCGATCGTACCACCGAACTCCTCCTCGGCACGAAGAGAAGCATACTTAGTATCGTCGGCATAGATTGCAGACTCGTCTGCACCAGACGGGCTCTCAGTAACGGCCGTAAGACCGTTCCAAGCAACTCCCGTATCATAAGCAGAAGTAGTAGTGTTAAACGGATAGAGAACGCCATTCTTAGTACCAGTCTCATAATAACGAGATCCAGTAGTATCCCAAACAAGAGGACCAGTAGCCATTATAACTCCTTAGAAATATAAAGTAAGATAATCGTTATACAAATTTTTTACTACGGCTTGTCTATCGTATCTAGAATATGGAAATTCAGATAAAATCAAATTTGGAAATTGATCATCTGGATCCTTATGCATATAAGTTAGATCATAGCAATCCATTAATCTATAAATATGATTATTTGCTGGTTTAACATACTTACTGGAAAGAGAATATACAATTGCAGGATAAGTAAGGCTTATCGTCTCTGGTGGATTGAAATATACTTGATCCGATCCTAGAAGAGTTTCTAACTGTGTTTGTAGCAAAACTCTTCTGCTCTCAGCCATTATAAACACCGCCCAAAGTTAAAATAAGCCTAGGTCTTTCAATTTCTACATTCGTAACTTTCCATTTAGTATTCTCATATATAACATAAATAATATGACCAATATTTTTATCAGTAAAAGAATCAGATAAAATACTAATCTTATTATTAATCAGCAAATCGTCATTTGTAGAATTAGTTTGTGCTTCATACCTTCTAGTATTGGATAAGACATCGCCTTTGTACTGACGTTCGGTAATAGACGGTGTAAAAACTCCTGGAGCCGTCTTCGTGCTTACAGAAAAACCAATGCTTCCATAGAATTTAGACACCGTCTATACCTCCCTCAACTAGCCATTTTGAATTATCAAAACTACTGGAGATCGGCAAGCGTGCCGTTCTCAATGGTCGCGCCGGTCGGAGCGGTAGTCTTGTTAAAGCGGATGGTCTCGGCAGACCAAGGCTTACGAAGGGTACCAGAGCAACGAGTCTCCATAAGATACTTGTACTGGTTGTAATCAATATCGAAATCGTCGAAGTTGTTGATCTCTCCGCCCTTATCAGCACCAACCAGATAGTCAGCAAGATTGACCTTAATGCCAACGATCTCATACGTATCGGTTCCCTCGACAACAGTAGCCGCGTCCATATCAGGAACATCGACAATCTGAGAAACACGAAGCGCCGCGCAAAGCTCGTCCTCAGAAGAATAAATCCTACGACCAGTCGTATCCTTAACCCAGAGCATCTTAGTATGAATCGTAGGCGAGGTGAAGAACATAGGAACACCAGTGCCACGATAATAGCTATGCGCAAGAGCGATCTCCTCGACGATCTTTGCATAGTCAGTGTTCTGAGAAAGGTTAACCTTAACATTCATAAGGTCAACATCCTTGGAAATAGGACGAATGTGCTCCTCGAAAATCTTATCCGCAGAATCAGCAGTACGACCATCGCCAATAAGAATAGCGCGGGCAAGCTCCTCGTTAAGCTTTGTCCTCATCTCAAGGCGAACCCAGTTGACAACATCAAAGTCGGTGATATCGACAACATCGTCGCGGTCAAGCTTCTGCTTCTTATAAACAGTCTGCGGAGTGGTCTCACGCTTGGCAACAGCAAAGAACTCCTCGATCTTCTGCTTGCCCTTAACATAACCCTTTGCCCTAGCCTCGCCAGCGGTAATGTCAGCGATAGTGGTCTTAGTATGAGAGAACGGAGTATGCGAAGAGAACTGCATAACGATGTCGACCCACTCGGACTGCTCGTTAAGGAACTGAGGGGTAACATCCATGTTCTTTGCATCAGGGAAAAGAACCTCGATATTGGTGATGCCATAGTTAGCAGCGTGCTCGATAACAGCATCACGGAACGAGCTGTTAGTCGACTTAGCCTCATTCATAGCATCAGCAAAGAGCTGAGGCTTAATCGCCTCAATATCGCTGTGGCTAAAAGAATTACCATCATTGTCAGAATCAAAAACGTTATGATACATGTCATTTCCTCCATAAGTATCAGACTGAGCGGCATCGCCACCATCACCATTGGCCTGCTGAAGGGCAAGCCCAATAAGATACTGTACGACCGTCTTCTGATCATCCGTCATTCCGTCATAAATATCCTGAATAGTCGGGCCGTCATCGGTAGCAGGAGCAGCATTCTTAGTAGCCATAGTTCCATCCTTTTTAGTATCAGAGTGAGCAACAGTAGTATCGTCATCAGAAACTGCAGTATCACTTTCATTTTGATTTGCAGAATCATCATTGAGAAGAGAGAAAAGCTTCTTCTTCTGATCTTCAGTAAGAGAATTGACAACATCCTCTGGAG